TGAAGTTCTTCTGATGGAGCTGTTGGGGAAATATCAGCAACCCATACTGTATGGAATTTAAACTTATCTGATAGGTCTGCCCATTTATTTATATCTCTAGCAGACTCATCCATTCTTCTAAATTCATCTGTCATATAGTTCCTGATTTCGTTGATATCAGAAACAGATGTTGAATATATGGTAAATAGAATTTGCTCACAGCATATTAGCCAGTTATCTTCATAGGACATACCTATCTTGTCATAGACTATGTGCTTCTTCCCGCTCAAGAACTGGTTCATTTCTGCCGCCTGTTGAACTGGAATAATTGGGACAATATTCTCATTTAGATTGTCTGACCAATATTCTTCTTCATCAAATATATTACGTGTATATAACTCTTTCCACAGATACTTTCTAAGTTCTAGCATCGCATCTAACTTATAATTAGCCGTCACATTGCACCTCCAAATGCTGAAGCTAGTGCTGCGTCAGCCTGAGACCTAATTGTGTTTGGGGAAAATGAATATTGAACTCTTTTAATATCAGATGGAACTCTTAAAGCTTTAGTCATACTTGAGTTAAATATCTTTTGAAAACCAGATCTTTTAATAGAATCGTTAACCAGCCTTCCGCTAAAAAATCTTGAATGAGCTAATCCGAATTGATTACGTGCTGCCGCTCCACCAGGACGATTAACAGTAACAGATTTTCCTTTAGGCATATAAATTATTTCGTCATTATATTCAAATACTAAACGTTCTGCATTTTTTGGTCTAATGACTAATGGGTTGCCTGCTTCCATAATTGCAGCTTTATTTGCAAACACATGTCTTCTATTGCTATTGCTAGATGGCACCATAGACTTTGATGGAAGCAGTGTATAATTAATTTTAAAAGATAGTCCATCTTCTAAAGTTCTATTTAACTTAAAAAGCCTTGCTGATTTATTTCCAGTCTTTTTCCATTCATACATGTGGTGTAAAGATTTTGGCTTTGATCTTGCCAGAGCATCAATATAGTTACCAAAGTCTGTATTTATTTGATCAAACATAATTTTTGTAAATGCTGCTTTAAACTGTGCATTTGTTGTAAGCTTAGATATTACCGCAGCCTCATAATATACAAATGCTGATATCTGGGCTACTGTGCTGTCTTTTAATGGCCCGCTCTGATTTGCATACATCATTCTTTCAAGTCCGCTTGCTGCTTGAACCAACATTCCGCTATTGTCCAATTTGCTGGTTCTCCGATCTCTTCATTGATGAGTTATATCCAATCACTGTTCCAAAAGGATCTGTAATTGGAGTTGTTCCAACAACTTCAAATACGGTTGGAGTTTCATTTGGATAGTTTATTTCTTGCCAAATTGCATTTCCTTTGGCGTCTTTAATATTAGTAACTTTTTCTCTAGATGTTAATCTTTCCGATGTTCTAACTTGAATTACCTGATCATTCATATATTTATTAGAAAATACTTGTTTGTCGCTAGATCTAGTTGTAGCAGAGTTGCTGATTACTCCCTTTGCATGACATGGAATAGTTTTATAATACGTCCACTCTCTAACAATCGCTCCAGTGTCTGGATCTTGAACCTCAAATTGTTTATACACATCTAGATTCATAGACAGAATTGAGTCTACTAGATCTATCATTATATAATCTCTACCTTAGTTACCAAGACGTAGTCTGCTAGCAATCTATCCGCATAGGCATTTCCTGTGCCAGAATGTGCCTCTGATGTATATTCAAAATCCCAGTCAAATGTAGAGATCTTCTTAACGTATTTATTTCTCCAAACTGTATCTTTGGCAAAATAGTCTTTCATTAATTCTATAGCCGCCTGCTCAACTTCATCTGGAACCTTTTCCCAACCAAAGTATCCTTGTACCTTATATGATACTCCTGATTTAAAAATTCCAGTAGAGTCGTGAATACTTGGAGGAACCATTCCATTTGCAGTATACACAGTATTGTCTAGCATACCAGCTCTATTTATTCTAATTCCATATCCGCTTTCAGAAATTTCAACTGGATAATTCCAGTTATCAATATCATTAATATTATCTAAAAGAAGAATGTCATTTGCATATAGCTCATGAAGCTCATGAATTTTAGCTGGAACTGGAAGAATATCAGAGCCATACCCATATACTACATAAAGATCGTTATACAAGTAGAAGTTTTGTCCAGTATATTGTTCAATTTGTTTACGAGCATATCTTTCTGCACGAATTAATTCCTTATATGATTTGTACATTGGATCTGAAGAATCTGTACTAAATCCTAAATCCTGAACATGATTAAAATCAACATATGGAGTAACGACATATACTTCGTCTGATCTAATCACAGAAGTTGTTCCTATGGTGTACTCCCACTGAAGCCTTAATGTCTTATTCCTATTTGTATATTGATATGGAACATTAACGGCATATGTGCCTGGATTATTTTCATCAGCATACGCTGTTAAAATTGTAAGCAAGTGTGTCGGATTAACGGCAGGACTTATTGCTGGATCATTTGTAACGTCATACAGCTTAACTGTAGGAACTGAGTTAGGCTCTGTTATTTCACCGTTCCAGAATACCTGATGTGTAACTGGAGATTGAGTGTTAATTAATATCTCTGCCATTTAAGAGGCGTAGACTAGTTGTAGTACTCCTGGACTTCCTTTGGAGTTGCTAATCTAAAGCCCTCCTCCTTATCAAAAATTTTTTGAGCATCATCTTTATTCATTGCTACAAACGGGTGTTCTTTTGTGAATGTAAATCCCATGATATCATATCTAAAATTAGCTCTAGTCATTCTTACTAGCACTGTGTCTTCTGGCTGTTCCGCCTTTGGGTCGAACTTAGGCAATACTTCTACTGACATATCTTCTTCGTCTTCTTCCATCTTTTCAATGGTCTTGTTATATACAGACCAGGTTACGCCTTCTTCTGCGAGGGCGGCAATAATATCGGCCTTATTTTTTAGACCATCTGTATCAACTGCAAAATCTTCTGCAATCTTTTTTAATTCTGAAACCTTCAATGTCTCAAATGACATGTAAAACTCCTATTTCTACTCTAAACAATTATAGCATTACTAAATTAAAATGAAAAGCCCCCTAAAAATTAATCTAGGGGGCTATTCGGGGATCTAAATCCTATTAATTAGGAAGCGACCTTAACGTTCTTTACAACGACCCAAGCGTCTGCTTGTTCGATCTGGACGCCAACACGAGTATACATTGTGTACTCGACTGAGTCCTTACGTGGCCAGAAGAAACGATAAACGGTTACATCACGCTTGATACCAATAACTACGTTATTTGGGAATGTCAAGTGGATATCTCCGTGATTACCAGTCTCACCTGTGTAATCGCCATCCTGTGCTTCAGGAAGTAGTGGCACTTCAACAATCGGAATACCGAATGCGAATGGTGCTACGTAACCTGCTGGACCACCTAGTGGCTGTACGCCTTGTCCACGGATTACGCTTGAAGCGATATCCTGTGGGATTGTGTTGTTTGTTCCAATGCTGTTAGCATATAGGAAGTCTTGGATTAGGTTTGAACCTGCCAAGAAGCGAAGGTCTGCACGACGTTGCTTGTACTTACGTGGAAGAGCCTTAAGAGCTGAATTGAATACAGCACGAGAAACTCCTGCACCAGCAGCATCGACAACGTGACCGTTAGCCTTAGCTTTCTTTACAACACCATCAAATGCCTTGTATAGGTTATCTGATGATAGTGATGTATTTCCGTTAAGGACTACATCTTCAATATCGTTACCTGCCTGTGTTGCCATCATTCTGGCAATATGATCTTCGAGATCAGCACCTTCAATATTATCTTCTAGAGATTCTGTTGAAAGCTCCCAATCTAGACGAAGCTTCTTTGTTGAGAGAGAGATCTTTGAGAAAGTAACAGCTGCGTTTGTAGCATCGTTATCTCCTTCAGTAGCAAGCTTCATAAGCTTCTCGCCAACTGACATACGATCAATCTCAGTAGTATCGGCTCTCATTCGAACAGTACGTGCAACCTTACCAATTACGGTAGCGTCGAACATGTAGTCCAAGAATCGAGATGATTGTTCTGGGTTAAGAAGACCACCGTTACCAGCTTCACGTCCAACGTGTACACCAGCTGTTGGTGTACCGAGAGATGTGAAAGAGGTTGTTGCAGTTGTTCCTGCTGCGGCCTTTTCTAATAGTTCATTACTCATTTATATTTTCACCTACCTTTTTTAGTTAAAAATTTCATTTACGGAACCGAGGAAAGAACCGTTCCACTTTGATTTTTTGATTGTTACTTCCTGAGACCCGCC